GAGCTCGAGCGTGGCCGGGTTGAGCCAGAAGTCGTGCCCCAGGTCCACCATGTCATCGAGCACGGTCAGCAAGTTCGCGCCGACCTTGAGGGTCAGGTCGACCTCGGTGGTCCATGAACCGCTTGTTGGGCCGTTGATGTCGAAGCCGTAGGTCAGTTGCCCGAGGCGGTAGACGCCTCGAGCGGCGGCCTCCTCGGCGAGCACCTTGAGGATCATGGCCGGTCGCCAGTACGGCTCAATGGAGGACACCTGCCAGTTGGTGTTCGTGCGCACGACGACGGTGTCTGTTTCCTTGCCGTCCGAGTTCACCTCGATGCCGGTGAGGATGAATCCGGCGGTGTTGTCGACCTTGAGCCGAAGATCGACTTTGCCGTTGGAGGTGACGTTGACGATGGTCGTGTCTGAGTTTGTGGTGGCGAGTTTGAAGTCGTCGTCGGTCTTGGCGCGGACGTAGTAGCTGTCGCCCTTGGTTAGGCCGTTGGCGCCGGTCTTGTCGGTGATGGTGACCTGGGTGCCGTTGGCGAGGCCGTGACCGGAGCAGGAGATCTTGTCGTCGTCGGCGCTGACGTCGAGGTCGTACCGCTGCCAAGGCTTGTCGTTGCGGACCCTCGCGGAGAGGGTGTGGGTGCCGATGCCGAGGCGGGTGGTGAACCTGGCCATCTGCGTGAACGACGCGGCCTCTTTGTCGAAGTCGCTTGAGGACATGATCTGCTGACCGTCGAGGAACACGTCCATCTGGTTGTCGCAGGAGGCGTAGAACTTGACGCGCTTGGGGTCGCTGACGACGAAGTCTCGGTAGAACCAGTTGACGGTGCCGCGCTGCACGACAGTTTCGGGGTCGGTGCGCCAGATCCACTCAGCGGTTGGGTCTTTCCATCGGACGGGCAGGCCGTCGCGGCTGGTGGAGTCTGCCCGCCAGGTGACGCCCAAAGCGTCTTGGTAGTTGCCGGTTGCGCGCCAGCCGCCGGCGGGGCCGGATGCCCAGTTGAAGGGACGGTCGGGGGCGAGGAAGTCGGCCAGGCCGCCCTGCGGATATATGACGGCGTCTTCCAAGATCGCTAAGAGCCCCCTCCCAGAGGCAGTCAACGTCTGCTGCCCGGAAGTGTTGGCAAGGTCCCGTTCGCGGGTCTCCACGAACCAGGCGAACCTGACAGCGTCGCGGTAGATCACCCGAACGACGGCGTCCTTGACCAGCAGGCCGGCGTCAGCCGAGAACAGGGGCACCGTCACCGAGCCAAAGCCAGGCGCGTTGAACTCGTCCACAAACTCGCTCGTTAGTGACTGCGTCAGGGTGCCCTGGTACGTCTGGTTGAGCGGGTCGTAGACGTCGAGGCGCAGGTGTGTCACAGCCAGGCCGCCTTGTAGGAGAGCGTGACGGTGCCGCCTCCGGTCACGATGAGGGTGTTGTTGCCGGGCTTGAGGGTGAGCCGGGAGAGGCCGGGGTAGGCCTGGTTGGTGATGCGTTGGGAGCCGGCGCCGATGGAGTAGGTGAGCTGCACATCCTGGGTCGGGGCGTCACCGACAACGTTCACCACGGCGGTGCCGGCAATAGCCGTGCCAGGGGTGTATGCCCCCTCGTACCAATACCCATCCATGAGCATGACGTCAAAGGCCACCCGAGCCACACGGTTCGACAGGGCCTCAGTCTGCTCAAGGCCGGACAGGTAGCGGGCCGTTGCCGTATGCGTCACCGTCGTCGGCGTCCCCGCGGTGTCAAGAGTCCTCGACATCGTGAACGTGTCACCACCGTTCAGCACCAGCGACATGAGCGACTTCAGATCTGACTGCATGGCGGCCCTCGTGGACCCGGCCACGACCCCACCAAAGGTGATGACTCGAGGCCCCCACCACGGGGTCGCTGCGATGGCGCCCGTGCGGCCGGGCACCGTGTAGTCGTCCTGCCGCAACGGCGGAATGCCGATGTTGCCGTCGATGACCTGGAGGTGCGTCAGGTAGGTGGTGACGTCGGTTGAGCCGATCTTGTACGTCTCAGCCATTTACGCCTGCCAGGAATGAGGCCCGCCTGAGTGCGCGGGGGAGGGATGTTTCGGCGCGTTCACCTGGAGCGGCCTGGACGGTGATGCTGCCGATAGACAGGCCGCCACCTGAGCCGCCAACGCTCGGCGTCATGCCAGCCAGCGGATTGATGCCACGGTTGAGCTGAGAGAACAGGTCAGTTCCAAACTGCTTGACGGCCTGGCGCCGTATGACGAATTCGCCAGGCGTCAGCATTGCTGGGATCGTATCCATGCCCTTGGCAGAGCCACCCATGGCGAAATGCTGAGGCACCATGCCACCGACCGCCGTCCCGTACCACTCCTCAGCTGACACACCAGGAGGCCGCCCACCAACGGTGGTCGTCTTGACAGTGACATCAATTGTCTTGGACTTGAGCCGATCAAGTTTCTTCTGAAGCGCATCAACGTCCACGCCAGACTCGCGAAGGTCGTCGATGAGGCCCTGGAACGGCCCAAGCAGCGCAGCTTGGGTAGCGGGGTCCATCTTCGTATTTCCAAGTTGCGTTTCTAGGTTCGACAAAGCCTGCCGTGCAATTCCAACCTGCTGCGACTGACTCGTCATACCTTCGGCAACATTGCCGGCCTCCTTGGCCATAGCAACGTGCGCGTCGACGACCTCGCGGCCCTTCTTGGTGTAAATAGAAGCCTGGCGTCCGTTTTCCTCAATGGTCTTGCGCAGCCCATCCATCGCCGCCTCGTAAGCCATGACAGCGCCGGTGCGCGAAACCGCGCCAGCAAGCTTGTCAAACTCCTCCGCGGCCCGCTCGGCAGCCTCAGCCTCCTCCTCGAGCTTTGTAATCATCTCCTCAGTCGGGCTCAGGCTTTCCTTCTTGGCGCCGGTTGCCCTCGTGACGCTCTGCCAGTAAGCCCCTGTTGCTTTCTCGGCGCCCTCGGTCTCCGACGTGATCCCGATCATCTGAGCCTTGAAAGCTTCCATTGGGTCTTCGCCTTGGCCGAAGACGCGGTAGGCAGTCAAGATCGCATCGGTTGTTGGACCCAGAAGATCCGTCAGTCCCTTGATCACTGGAAGCACTAGGCCGGTGTTCTTCTCAAGGTCTGCCATGAACTTGGCGAGTGTGCCGATTGACTCACCGAGCGAGTAAGCAACAGGCTCAAGGCGCTCCAATGAGTCCATAAGGCCATTGGTGCCATCATTGGTATCGCCTAGGGCATCAAGGAAACCCGTGCCAAAGGACTCCTGAACCTCGCTGAAAGCGATGCTCAATCGCTGCAACTGTCCCTGAAATGTGGAAGCAGCCGTTGCTGCCTGGCCACTAAACGCGGCAGCGAGCTCGCCGGTGATGGCATTGAGGTCGCCCGACTTCATCGCCGCGTCTGACAGAGGGACGCCGAGGCGCCTGAGCGCTGTGGTCTGGCCACCAGCCGCCTTCGCTAGGGCAAGGCTGACGGATTCAAGGCTCCGACCGCTGCCGGCGCTGATGTCCAGCGCCAAGGACAGGAGGTCTTGGGCCTCTGAGGCGTCGCGTGTCGCCGTGACAAGCTGCTGGAATGCAGGCCGCAGCTGGTCGTCAGCGACGCCAGTGGCTCGCTGGAGGTCGTCAATGAACGTGTTTACTTGGGTCTCAGCAAAGCCCTGGCCGACGTTTTCTAGGGCGGTGCTTAGTTTTGCTAGTGCAGCTTCTTCCTCAGCTGCCGCGCGGACACCATCGACTGCGAACTTGACGGCAAGGGCTCCGGCTGCCGCGGCCGCCATCGCGAATGCAGGCCCGACGTTGGCCCGCAGCGTGTTGCCGAGCTTGGCAATCGGGCCAGCGGTCTTGGCGGCCTGACCCTTAAGGCGATCAAGATCGCGCTGGGCGCGCTTGAGATCGCGGTCGTTGTAGTCGGTACCAACAACAATCTGGATACCCTTGCCAGCAGCCATTAGGGCATCCTCCTGTTGACCTCATCGACGGCGTCATCACACGCCTTCTCAATGTCGCGTCGCGCCTCGGCATACTTGTCATTCAGCGTTTGCCGCACCAGGCGGCCAGGCCGCTTGCGTCGACTGTTAGACACCGGAACACCAAGACGTTCGTTAAACATGCGCGACAAATGCGCGCCTTGGTCTGTCCTAATCTTTGTTGCGTTGCCGATGTATTCGTACATGGCAGCAATCCGAGCATCGCCAGCCGAGCGAGGGGTGACCACAACGCCAGCGCCACGGCGGCTCGAGGAGCCCGTGACAGCGCTCCACGCAGGCCACCTTGGGGTACCTACCCATCCCGATACGGGAGGGTCGCTTTGCGCCAACGAACTGATGTATGCCGCAAGGTTGGCGCCGATGCCGCTGATTTCCTTCTTGACCCGACGCGCAACACTCGGCTCCAGAATGTCCAGCGCCTTCAGTGTTTGGTCCGCTCCGGTAAGTCGAACATTGAGGTCCACAGGTCAGCTCCTCTTGGTCGACTCTTGCGCTCTCCACGACAGGTATTTGGACATCGTGAAGATCATGCGATCTGACTCTGCTGCGACAACGGACGGCGCAAGCCCAAACTCGTAGGCGAGATGGACTATGAGCCAATGGGCGTTGTCGTCGCCTCCAAAGGGGCGATCTTGGCCTGACCGAACTCGACGTTGTCGACGCGGTTGAGCCAGGTGTCGAAGTCCTCGGCTGTCGCGTTGGTGCGCTTGAGCGAGTGCCATGCGAGCCAGCATGCGTCGGTGAGGCGGAAGTCGTCGGCGAGGCGGGCGATGGAGCGGTCGTGTGCCTGCTCGAAGGCCACCTGGTCGGCGACCGAGGCCGTAGCCTCGGCCGCCGTGCCGTCGGCGTAGGTGATGGTGAATTGGATGCGCAAGGTGGTCTCCTACTCAGACGAAGGTGCCAGCGGTGGACTTGGTGATCTCGCCAACGGCGGGCCAGGTCACGTCGAACGTGGTGAGGTCGCCGACCTGCCCGTTGACGGGGGTCTGCTGCGAGCACAGCACCGGGATTGTGTAGAGGGGCGACGTAGCCGCCGCGGTGCCCTGTGTGGTGCTCGTGCCGGCAAGGATCGTGACGGTGCTGGTTCCACCGAAGACGCTCGCCAGGGTCGCGTTCACGCTGGAAGCCTCATAGTCCTGGTGGAACGAGATGGTGACTGAGGCGTCCTTGAGCCCGGCGATGCGGCTGCGAGCCGACTGGCCGAACGCGGTGGTCTCGATCTCGTCAACGGTCTCGGTGACCTCGACGCTGGCAATGTTCGTCGTGAGCTCGGTCGTGCCGACCTTCACGCGAAGGTTCTTCCCTACAAACTTAGCCACGGGGTGGCCTCCTTCTTCTCTGTGTTAGCCGGCAGCAATCACGCTGACGTTGAATTCCGCCGTGTGATAGGTGACGTCCCCAATGGCGAGCGAGCCCTGGTTGGTCATTTCGGTTACTCGGCAGTCCAAGGCCGTGCCCCCGAGGGAGCGGTCACCTTCGATTGCCGCCTTCACCGACGCCGACCCGCTGGAAGCGCAGTAGGCGTCGAGGTTGGACTGTGATGCCCGGTCAGCCACCCGGCCAACGATGAGCATGATCGTGAATGAGTATTCGTCCGAGCCGCGCCCGAAAGCCGTGTCGTAGGTGATGCGGCCGGGCATGACGATGGCGACGGGGGGCTGCGGGTTGTCGGGGATGTACGACGAGGAGCGGAGCCCGGTGATGGTGGCGAGCCTGGTGGCGAGGCCGGCGCGGAGGTCGGTGAGCGCTGTCATGCGACACCGTTGACGCGGCGATAGCCCTCAACGAGCTGCACAACGTCGGGGTCGAGGCCGCGGCTGACGCGCATGATGCCCATGTCGCCAAAGCCCGCGACGCCGAGAGGCGACTGGAGGCGGGTGAAGATCCTCGAGGCTTGGAGGATGCAGGCCTGCGTCACCGTGACCGGGATGTTGGGCCACCCGAACACGGCCGTCACCTTGATTGAGTTCTCCGGCCCCGTTGGGAAGCTGTAGTCACCGATAGCCCGGATGCGGGTGTACGGCCACACGACCCCACCGAGGTAGTCGTTGATGGGCTCGGGCTGGGCGTCACCTTCGCCGCCGGCCGTGCCGATCGTCCAGGTCGTGTCGTACACGCCGTCGAGGCCCGTCGAGGTCTGCACCTGGGAGATGGAGCGGGCGTCGTCGATCTGCACGACGTAAGGGTTCTCCGTCGAGTAGTAGCGGGTCGCCGTCCCAGCCAGGATGAAGTTCCGGCCGCAGTAGGCGTCGATCAGGCGGGACGCCGACTCGACGGCCATCTCGAGCAGGCTGTCGTCGGTGGCGTCGCCGGAGGCGATGCGCAGCGCACTCTTGATCTGCGCAAGGGTCGCGTAGCCGTTAGCAATCGCCACGGTCAGCCTCCGATTTCGTAATGCTTCCGCATCCAGTCGACGGTCAGGGGAAGGCCCTGAGCGAGCCTCGTGCGCGGGTTGTGGTGCAGCAGGGC